TGCAAATGATTGAGTTCCTCATGCCGCTTATGAATCTTGATCCAAGCGTTATCGATTACTTGGATATGGACGGTCTCGCCAATCACATCATTAAAGTGACTAATACACCAGCCGCCGTGGTGCGCGGTCAAGGCGAGGTCGCCGGTGTGCGTGAAGAGCGTGCGGCCCAACAGGCACAACAGGCACAGATGCAGATGGCTATGCAGACCGCCGAGGCAGCGGGTCAGGCCGCACCCGCCATCAAAGAGGCGCGTGAAGCCGGTGTCGATCTGAGCGTCCTGCAAGGCGGTGCAGAGTGATCGATCCAAAGGATCTTCGCGCCACCTACAAATCGATTTTTGAAAGTGAGGATGGTCAGATAATCCTCGAAGATTTAAGCCGACGATTTGGAGTCTACAGAACAAGCTTCGTCCCGGACTCCAACGAAACGGCGTTTCGTGAGGGCCAGCGGGATGTACTGCTGTTCCTTCACTCAACCTTGAGGGACGAGCCAAAGGAGCAGTAAAAAAATGAGTGAGCAAGAGCAGGTAGCGGAGGTCTCGGAAGAGATAGCCCCGTCTGACGATTGGCGAGCACAACTACCACAAGAGATATCAGCAGACCCAAGCATCCAGCACATTGGCAGCGTTGAGGCTATGGCTAAGAGCTATATCAACGCGCAAAAAATGGTTGGTGCGGACAAGGTGGCGATACCAGGTAACTGGGCCACTGACGAAGATTGGGAGCAAGTCTACAGCAAGTTTGGCAGACCCGACCAGCCAAGCGACTATGAGCTTGAGCTTGGCGATGGCAGCAACGAAGAGTTTACAAACTGGTTTAAGGGCGCGGCCCACAGCGCCGGTCTGTCGGAGCGACAAGCACAGCGGTTAGCTACCCAGTATGAAGAGTTTGCTGGAGGCCAAGTTGAGGTTTCAGAGGCAAGCTTGGAGCAGCATCGCAGCGAGGTCGAAACCAGTCTTCGTAAAGAATACGGTAAAGACTTTGACACCAAAATGGAGACAGCCAACCAGCTATTGACAGAATTTGATGCGCCGGACCTGACCGAGATCAGACTGGCTGATGGCACTCTGCTCGGCGATAATCCTGACCTTGTGCGATTCATGGTCAGCATTGCCGATTACATTGATTCTGAAATATCCGAAGACGGTCTTGCCGGTCGTGAGAGCACACCCGGGATTACTGATCAGAATCTACAGGATCAGATAATGAATTTGACTGCAAAAAATTCACCGTATTGGGAGAAGCAACATCCTGATCACACACGCATAGTTAACCAAGTATTACATTTGAGAGGTCAGTTACATGGAGAGTGAAGCACTTAGGCTTGAATGTCTGCGTCTTGCCGTTGAGTTCGGTAATGCACGCACGACCGTAGATCCCGTTGATCTGGCAACAAAGTATATGGAGTTTGTAAAAAAATCCGAGGATAAGCCCAAAAAAGCCCCTCGGCGCAAGCCTGTGAGTTAGGCGGACTAATCGCCCTAAGCGATAGTAGGCCAGTCGAAAGACTGACAACCCACGCATTTGACAACCACAACTGTAGGAGCATGAGTCATGAGTACTCAAATTACTACGGCGTTTGTAAATCAGTTTTCTGCAAACGTCTCAATGCTCTCGCAGCAGATGGGAAGTCTGTTGCGAGGTGCCGTTGACAGTGAATCTGTCACTGGCGAAAAGGCATTCTTCGATCAGGTGGGAGAGGCAGCAGCCGTTGCCCGTACCAGCCGACACGGAGATACGCCACTAGTCGAGACGCCTTGGTTTTAAATGGGGCCATACAGCGGAGACGCTGTATGCAAACGCTGTGAATTGCTGGAAGCCTAGAACAGGTAATCAGCAGCCAAGCCGCAATTGCGGAAGGTTCAGAGGCCATCCGAAAGGAGTAGGGGCGAAGCCGCCCCGAAGCGCAGCGCACCTTTATAAGGTGATGATATGGTCCGACACTTTGAGGAATCAAAGAGGCAAGTAGCGATTGCCGTAACAGAAAGCATTCTCGGCGTATGGTCAGCCTGACCACTTACGAATGGGCTGACCTGATTGACGACGCTGATAAAGTAAGAATGTTGGCAGATCCCACGAGCAGTTACAGTCGGGCAGCAGCCGCCGCGATTGGGCGTTCCATGGATGATGTTATCATTGACGCTTTAGGAGGCACCGCCAAAACAGGCAAGACGGGAACAACGAGTACTGCGTTTCCATCGAGCCAAAAAATAGCGCATGGTAGTGCGGGATTGACGATTGCAAAGTTGGTCGAAAGTAAGAAGAAACTTGACTCCAATTCAGTGGACCCAAGCATCAAGCGTTTCATCGTTGTGAGCCCTGAGCAAATCGAAGATCTGCTCAACAACACGACAGTCACGAGCAGTGATTTCAATACCGTAAAAGCACTTGCTCAAGGTGACATATCAAGCTTTGTCGGCTTCGAGTTTATTGTATCCAATCGATTGAGTGACGATGGCACTTCCCGCCTTTGTTACGCTTTCGCGCAAGACGGCGTAAAATTAGCCGTAGGCAAGGATGTGATGGCACGAATCGACGAGCGCAGCGACAAGTCTTATTCCACCCAGGTGTATTATTGTGCCACCTTCGGCGCGACCCGGATGGAAGAGGACAAAGTCGTTGAAATAGCCTGTAACGAATAGGAGGACATAGAATGGCAACTGTATATTCAAACGTCCGTACCGATTTGACACAGGACGATCCGAAAGAATTCGTCAAGTCAAACCAGCTTGGCGGTTCAATAAGAGTGGCGCAAGCCCAATACGAAGCCTCTAGCCTCAGTGCTGGAGATATCATTGAGATGTTTTCGTTGCCGCAAGGCGCGAGGATTCTCGGCGGGTATCTCTATAATGATGCGCTAGGTTCTTCAACAACCCTAGCGGTTGGTCATGCGGCATATACGGATAGCTCAGGCTCATCCGTGGCAGCCGATGGCGACGAGTATCTCGCGGCAACAAGCACATCAAGTGCTGCGAGAACCGATGTAGCCGCTACACTAGCACTTAGTGCAAACACAGCCGTTGATATTGACCAGAGCGTCATTGACAACGAGTTTGTGATCACAGTGACTCTCGCCGGTGCGGCAGCCACCGGCACGATTGAACTCGTGATGCACTATGTTGTTGACTAAATAGGTGAGGGGGCAAATGCCCCCTCATTTTTTTTAAGGATAAAAAATGGCAAGTGACGTAGATATCTGCAACTCGGCGCTGAACATGATTGGCGCGAGTAATATTGTTGCCTTGACCGAGGACAGTCGCGCTGCGCGAGTCTGTAACCAGCGCTTTGAGTTTGTCAGAGATGCAACCTTTCGCGCACACCCATGGAACTGCCTTTTACGCCGCACCTCTATGGCAGCAGAGAGCGATGCGCCAGCCTTTGAGTTTACCAGCCAGCACACGCTACCGAGTGACCCGTATTGCCTAAGAGTGTTGAGGCCAGAAGATCCCGACACTGTTTATCGGGTTGAGGGGCGCAAACTGCTATCAAACACGACACCGTTTAAAATGATCTATGTGGCGCGTGTGACGGACCCTAACGAATATGATCAACTGTTGCTTGAGACCTTGGCAGCGCGTCTCGCCAGTGACATTAGTTACGCATTGGTCAACTCTGCGAGTCTGACCGCCCAGCTATATCAATTATACGAACAGAAATTGTCAGAGGCGCGATTTGTCGATGCAACGGAAGGCACTCCCGAAAACGTTGTCAATATGGAGCGTGCCACCTACTCAGAAAGCGACATACTTATTGCGTCCCGGTTCTGATGGCAAAAGTCTCTAAAGCATTTTCTAATTTCACAGCGGGTGAACTCACGCCACGTCTGTTCGGGCGCACAGACCTCTCGCGCTACGAAAATGGTGCGGAGACCGTTGAGAATTTTTTGGTGCAACCGCACGGCGGCCTGAGCCGCAGACCCGGCACGCGCTTTATAGCCGAGGTCAAGACAAGTTCTGCATCAACGCGCCTTGTACCGTTTGAATTTAACGTTGAGCAAGCCTATGTGCTTGAGTTTGGGAATACCTATTTCCGTATCTATAAAGACGGCGGTCAGGTCACAAGTAGCGGCTCGGCGGTAGAGGTAACGACTCCTTATACGACTGCACAACTCGACGGGCTCAAGTTTGCTCAAAGTGCTGATGTTATGTTCGTGGTAAGTCCAGAGCACGCACCGCGAAAGATCACACGCACAAGCCACACTGCTTGGACGATTGCCGAGGTTGATTTATTGCGCGGTCCGTTTCTTGACCAAAATACGACAACGACAACGCTCACATCAAACGGTCGCAGCGGCACAGTAACAATCACAGCTAGTGCAGATCTCTTCAGTGCAAACGATGTTGGGCGGCTTGTTAAAATACAAGACGGCTTTGTCAAAATAACGGGCCACACAAACGCCACTACGGTAGCGGGTACGGTGCAAGAGCTTGAAGACGGCAGGTCTGAAATAGCGCCTGAGTACTCTGCAAGCACCATCAGTTTTCACGAAGGTGATCCATCCAGCACAGGGCTTGAGCACAATGACCGCATCGAGGATTCGGCGGGTGGCTTTATTGATCAGGGGTTTAAAAGCGGTCAGACAGTCGTTATCAGCGGTACAAGCAACAACAACACCACAGACGGCTTTTTAATAGTCGATGTTACCGATACCGTGTTGACGCTGGCTCCCGGCCCGGATCTTACAGACGAAAGCGCGGGTAGCTCTTTTACGATTGCCGGTAAGCTGGAGGCGGTTACAAACTGGTCGTTAGGAGCGTTTTCAACCACCACCGGCTTTCCAAGGGCTGTTGCTTTTTATGAAGAGCGTCTTGTGTTTGCTGGTACAAGCGAACAGCCGCAAACAATTTTTTTCTCGCAAGGCGGGGATTTTGAGAACTTTGAGACCGGTGTCGAAGACGATGATGCAATGGTCTATACCATTGGCTCAAACACCGTGAATGTAATAAGATTTCTAGCTTCTACAAGAAACCTCATTTGTGGCACTAGTGGTGGTGAGTTTATTGTCAGAGCCGGTGGCACGGACGAAGCGATTACACCGACCAATATACAAATAAAACAGCAGACACGGCATGGCGCAGCCGACCATACGCCGGTACAAGCGGGTAACTCTGTGCTGTTTTTGCAGCGTGCAAAAAGAAAGGTCAGGGAGCTAAAATTTAACTTTGATGTAGACGGCTACATTGCTCCTGATATCACGATAATCAGTGAGCACATCACGGAAACCGGCTTGACAGAACTTGCTTTTCAGCAAGAGCCCGATGCTATTATGTGGTCTGTGCGAACGGACGGTCAGTTATCGTGCGTGACCTACAAACCGGAAGAGCAGGTTCTTGGGTGGTCTCGACACATATTAGGGGGCAGCTTTTCCGGTGGCGCAGCGGTAGTTGAGCGCGTAGTAACAATACCGGGCGATCTGGACGAAGACGAAGTGTACGTCATCGTAAAGCGTGACCTAAAAGCGCAAGCAACATGCACACTAACGGTTAC